GATCTGCGCTTATCTTCCCCGGCAGAAATGCCGGGGCCTCATTGAAGCACTGAGCATTGCGTTCTGATCGGGCTGGCTTGTGTCCGTCTTCCCCGGCAGAAATGCCGGGGCCTCATTGAAGCCCATCCTTATCAGACGCGCGACAACTCAGACACAAAACATCTTCCCCGGCAGAAATGCCGGGGCCTCATTGAAGCAAGGCAAACGAAACCGAACTGACCATCACGCTGCTGATCTTCCCCGGCAGAAATGCCGGGGCCTCATTGAAGCATCTGATCGCGGCAAATTCGCATGTTGCTAATAGTGCATCTTCCCCGGCAGAAATGCCGGGGCCTCATTGAAGCCTTGACGGTCCGCACTTTGAATTGCCGGCAGCGGTCATCTTCCCCGGCAGAAATGCCGGGGCCTCATTGAAGCTCGGTAGCAAAGCAGGGCCGCGCCGCGCCGCTGCCGCGCAGACCGGGAACACCAGCATGACTGACCCCATCCGATGACCGGCGTGCGCATCACCATCAACACCGCCGAATTCCGCGATGCCATCCAGGGCCTGGGCGCGCTGATGCGCCGCCCGCAGGCCGCGATGGCCGAGATCGGCGAAGCGCTGATCCTATCCACCCAGGAACGCGCGGCGGCGGAACAGTCACCGGATGGCGTGGCCTGGCCAAAGCTGAACCCCGGCTATGCGGCGGCAAAGCGTGGCGGTTCCATGCTGCGAGAGACCGGGCGGCTGCTGGGCAGCCTTTCGCGCAAGGTTGATGGCAACCGCGTGGTGGTGGGCACGAACGCGATTTACGCTGCCATTCATCAATTCAGCGGCACCATCCGTCCCAAGGCTGCCGGGCGGCTCGCCTTCCGGCTTGGCCGCACCCGTGTTTTCGCGCGCAGCGTGCGCATTCCGGCGCGGCCATGGCTTGGCGTTTCGGATGCGGACCGCGCGGAGATCATGGCGATCTTTCAGGATCACGCTCGGCGCGCCATGCGCGGCGCTTGAACAACCGCGTACGGGCGCGCTACAGGCGGGAAGGCCGCAAGGGCGCAGCATCCGGGCGTCACGCGGCTTTAAAGGCGCCTGACCCGGCTCTTAGGGCTCTTATTCGCTCTTAATCGCGCTGGGTCTCAGCAGCGCATCGCGCGCGCGCGAGGATGGGCGCCGTGCGGACGACTGTCCGCATCAATTTCGCGGGCCAACACTGCCACTAAGGCGGTGATGAAGCAGCTCCACATTTTCCGCGCCGGCATCCACCAGCCCATGCAGGGTGGTGCGCTTGAGTTTCGTGAGGCCGATCTGGCAGCGACCGCCGCTGCCTATGATCCTGCCTTGGGCGAAGCGCCCTTGGTTGTCGGCCATCCGAAAACCGATGCCCCGGCCTATGGCTGGGTGCGCGCTTTGCGTGCCGAAGGTGGCGACCTGGTGGCCGAACCGCATCAGGTGGAACCCGCCTTTGCGGAGATGGTGGCTGCGGGCCGCTTCAAGAAAATCAGCGCGTCCTTCTACACGCCGAACCACCCATCCAATCCGAAGCCCGGCGCATTCTATCTGAAGCATGTCGGGTTTTTGGGCGCTGCCGCGCCAGCCGTGAAGGGGCTGCGCGATGTGGCCTTTGCCGCGTATGAAGCGGATGTGGTGACACTGGAATTCGCCGCCGATGGCGCGGTGAGCGGCTGGCGCCTTTCCTGGTTGCTGGCCGATGTTGGCGGGCTGTTCCGTGGCATCCGCGATTGGATGGTCGCCAAGGAAGGTGTGGAAGCGGCGGAGAAGCTGCTGCCCGCGCAAACCGTTCAACGCATGACGGATGAAGCCGCACGAATGCAGGGCGAGGCCGATGCCGCCCGCGCCGCCGCCATTCCGCCCCCCGCTTTTGCCGAAGACAAGCAACAGGAGACTGTGACAGTGCCGACTGAAAAACCGGATGATGCAGATCGCATCGCCGCGCTTGAGGCGCGCGAACGCGATTTGCAGGCGCGCGAAGCTGCCTTTGCTGAGGCAGATGCCGCGCGCCGCGCTGCTGAAATGGCCGCCTTCACTGAAAAGCTGGTTGCCGAGGCGCGCATCCCGCAAGGGGTGGTGCCGCGCCTCCTTGCCTTTGCCGCCAGCCTGCCGGTTGCCGGTGAGGTTTCCTTCACCGAAGGCGATGCCACCGTAAAGGAAGCGCCGCTGGATGCCTTCCGCGCTGTGTTGGCCGCTTTGCCCGCGCGTGTGGAATTCCGCGAAGTGGCGCCTGCCGGTACGGCGGAATTCGCAGCTGATGATCCCATGGCCATCGCTTCCGCCGCCCAGGCCTATCAGGCCGAACGCGCGGCGGCGGGCGAAAGCGTTTCAATGGCAAGCGCCGTTGAACATGTCACCAACAGGAGGTCTGCGTGAGCAACCCACTTATGTTCAAGGCGTTCACCGCAGGTGGCGCCATTGCCCCGTACCGCATTGTGCGGATCACGTCGGCGGATAACGTCGAACAGGCAGCAGCGGTTTCGCACACGCTGATCGGCGTGAACAGCGATCTGGCCATCGCTTCCGGTGAACGTGTGGAAGTGATGACGCATGGCATCGCTTATGTCGAAGCCGGCGCCGCTGTTTCAGTTGGTGTGCCGGTCACTTCCGATGCATCGGGCCGTGGCGTTGCCGCCACGCCTGCCGCCGGCGCCAATAACCGCGTGATCGGCCTGGCGCTGGATGCCGCCGTTGCCGCCGGCGACGTGATCCGCGTGTTGCTGAGCCCCGGCTCGGTCCAAGGTTAAGAAGGAGCAGCCAGCATGGCCACCACCGCCTTTCCCGTAAACCCAAATCTGACCGCCATCGCGATTGGTTATCGCAACCGCGATGTGGATTTGATTGCCGACCGTGTGCTGCCCCGCGTGGGCCGCGTGGGCAAGAAATTCTCCTGGACCCGCTATCCGCTGGCCGATGCCTACACGGTGCCGTCCACCCGCGTGGCGCGCCGCGCGGAACCAAGCGTGCTGGAATTCGGCGGCGAAATCGTATCCGACGAATGCATTGATTACGGCATTGATGACATCATCCCGAATGATGAAGTGATCGCCTGGGAAGAAATGCAGAAGCCCGTTTCGGGTGGCCCGGTTTCGCCCATGGCCAAAAGCACGTCCCTGCTGGCTGGCCTGCTGACGCTGGACCGCGAAATCCGCGTGGCAAACCTGGTGTTCAATCCCGCGACTTATCCGGCGGCGAACCGCGCCACGCTTACCGGCACCAGTAGATGGTCGGACTTCACCAATTCCAATCCGGTGGATGCCATCCTGGCCGCCTTGGATGTGCCGATCTTCCGGCCAAATGTGCTGACCTTTGGCCAGGCCACTTGGACCAAGTTGCGCCAGCATCCGCGCATGGTCACTGCCATTTTGGGCAATCAGGTGAATGCCGGTGCCGTCACGCGCGAACAAGTCGCGGCCTTCTTTGAAGTGCGCGAAGTGTTGGTGGGTGCGGGTTTTGTGAATACCGCGCGCAAGGGCCAGTCGCCTACCGTTTCCCGCGTCTGGGGCAAGCATGCCGCAGCGCTGTTCGTTTCACCGGACGCGGCAGATGCCGATCAACCGACTTTCGGCCTGACCGCCGAATTCGGCACGCGTATCGCGGGCACGATGGATGAACCCAAGATGGGCCTGCGCGGTTCTGTCCGCGTGCGTGTGGGCGAAAGCGTCAAGGAAGTGATCACCGCTTCCGCTTCTGGCTACTACTTCGAAACCGCGGTGGACTGATCATGGCGAAGGACACCCAGAAAATCCGCGCGCTCCGCAACCTTGATGTTGACGGCGTGCGTGTTCCTGAAGGCGCGGTGGCTGAAATTCGCCGCGACTTGGTCCCCGAACTCATCGCCATGGGCGCGGTGGATGATGAGGTCGAGGAAGCGCCGGTGGCTGATGGGGATGAGGCCGCCGGCGCATCTTCCACCCGCAAGCAGGACAAGGCCAAGGACAAAGCCTGATCCATGACCGCTTACTGCACACCGCAGGATTTGATTGATCGCTTCGGCCAGAATGAGGTGGCGCAGCTTGCGCCGGCCTTGCTCGGCCAGGTTGATACTGCGCGGGTGCAGCGGGCGTGCAATGACGCGGGCGACTTGGTGGATGGCTATCTTCGCCCGCGCCACACGCTGCCGCTTTCAGCGGTGCCGACCATTCTGGTGAAGCTATCCGCGGCCATCGCCCGCTTTGAATTGCATTTGGGCGGAGACCGCCAACCCACGGACCAGGTGCGGCAGGACCGCGACCAGGCCATTGCGTTTTTAAAGGATGTCGCTGCCGGCAAGGCCGATCTGGGCATCACGACTACGGGCGCAGAACCTGTGGAAGATGCCACTGCCGTGCGCTTCAAGGCTGGCACGTCCGGCATCGCGAATGAGGATTTGGGCGCCTATCGCTGGGGTGGCCCGCTATGATCGGCGCGCTGGAAGACGCGATCATCTCGAAGCTTAAAGTGGCCTTCGCGAACCGCCTCAAGGAAATAGACCACAGGCCCGCGAAGTTTGACGCGGATGAGCTGCTGCGCATTCTAACCATGGCGCCCGCAATTTACGTGGCCTTCCTGGGCTGGCAGCGCAGTGAGCGCCTGCCGGGAAGCGTCATCACAACCTTTGGCGTATACTTGGTGGCCAAGAATGCCAGCGGCGAAAGCGCACGCAGGCGCGGCGATGAAGCGACGATTGGCGCTTATGAGATGGCGGGCGTTACCGCCGCCACACTGGAACGCTGGGTGCCAGAAGGCGCCGCTGGGCCGCTGGAAGTGAAAAGCTGCGAAAACCTTTACGCCACCGCCTTCGAGAAAAACGGCCTGACTGTCTATGGTTTGGTCTGTGATGTGCCGATGCAGATCCAGGATGATTGGGATGTGCCCACCACCCTGGATAACTTCATCACCTTCCATGCGGATCAGGACATTCCGCCCTTCGGCAATGTCGCCACGCCCCCGCCCGCCCCGACATCCGGCGCCGATCGCGCCGATGCCGTGCTGCGCGTCACCCTTCCAACACCCTGAGGCGCCCCGATGTTCGTGAAGCCCGCCCATCCTGACCTTTTGGTCGCCAACCCGGAAGCCCGCCCGCCCATGCCGCGCCATTTGCCGGCAGAAGGCGCGGAGGTGCCGGACAGCCAGTATTGGCGCCGCCGCATCGCGGATGGCGATGTTGTCCTGGCGCCGGCGCCTGAACCGCAAACGAAGCGCCGCAGCGCTGAGAAGGAGTAACCGATGTCCGGTTCGATCAGCTTCAATAATATCCCGAACAGCATCCGCGTACCCGGCAGCTATGTGGAATTCGACAATTCGCGCGCGCTGCGCGGGTTGAATGATTGGCCGGCGCGCGTGCTGATCATGGGCCAGCGCCTGACGGCTGGCACCATTGCCCAGGGCGTGCCGATCCGCGTGATTGATGCGGCGCAGGCCCGCACCTTCTTCGGCCGTGGCAGCAATTTGGCGCATATGTTTGAAGCCTGGTTCGCCAATCTTTCCCTGGTGGAAGTTTTTGGCATTGCCATGGATGATGTGGGGGCCGGCGTTGCCGCCACGGGCACCATCGTGGTCGCCGGCACCGCCACCGCAACCGGCGTGATTGCGCTGATGATCGGCGGGCGCCGCCTGGAAGTGACGGTCACATCCGGCCAAGCGGCGGCGGCCATCGCCACCGCGATCAATGCCGCGATCAACGCCGCGCTTGATCTGCCGGTGACCAGCACGGTCACCACCGCCACGGTGACGCTGGCCGCGCGCCATAAAGGCGAGATCGGCAATGCGATTGATGTGCGCCATTCCTTCCTGGCGACGGATGTGCTGCCGGCCGGCGTCACGCTGGCCATCACTGCCATGGCTTCCGGCACGCAGAACCCGGTGGTGACCACGGCTTTGGATGCCGTGGCGGAAACTTGGTTCACGGATTTTGTGACACCCTGGACCGACGCCACCAATATGGCCGCGCTTGAAGCGCGCATGGCCACCAATTGGGGCCCGCTGGTGCAGCGCGATGGCCATGGCTGGGCCGGGCTTTCCGGCGCGCATGGCACGCTGACGACCTATGGCGCAGGCCGCAATTCGCCGAATGTGTCCATCATCGGCATGCGTGGTTCGCCGACACCGCCTTGGGAATGGGCGGCGCAGCTTGCCAGCATCTGCGTCCCCGCGCTGGCGATTGACCCCGCGCGCCCGGTGCAGACGCTGCAATTGCCGACAATGGTCGCACCGCTGATCAGTCAGCGCTTCACCTTCCAGGAACGCGATTTGCTGCTACGCGACGGCATCAGCACCTTCCGCGTGAATGATGCCGGCCAGGTGTTTGTGGAGCGCGTGATCAGCACCTATCAGACCTCACCTTCCGGTGCTGAAGACATCAGCTATTTGGATATCGAGACGGTGAAGACCCTGTCTTATATCCGCTACGATCTGCGCACCATGATCGCGCTGCGCTTCCCGCGCCACAAACTGGCGAATGACGGCACGGCCTTCGCCCGCGGGCAGAATGTGGTGACGCCGGGGACGCTGCGCGCGGAGATTGTCGCGCGCTTCAAGCAATGGGAAGCGGCGGGCCTGGTGGAAGGCGTGGATCAATTCAAGCGGGACATCATTGTGGTGCGGAGCCAGAGCGACCCGAACCGCGTAGATGCGCTGCTGCCGCCTGACCTAGTGAACCAATTCCGCGTGCTTGCCGCGCAAATCGAATTCCTGCTGTAATTTGAGGAGAAAGGCAGATGCCGCAATTCCTTGGCCGCGCGACCATTCGCGTCAATGGGCAGGCGATCGAAAGCGCCAAGGGCGCCAGCCTGGATGTGGGTGGCACCAAGCGCAACCCCGTCATACCTGGCCGCGTGGTTGGATGGGCAGAAGAAACCATGCCCGCCATGTGCGAATGCGAAACCAGCCTGGGCAGAGGCATGTCGCTGGAGACCTTCCGCAACATGGCCGGCGTGACACTGATTTTCGAATGCGACACCGGCCAGCGCTACGTGATCAACGACGCCTTCCTGACGGATACGCCGACGATGAAGGATGGCGAGGGTGGCAACATCACCCTGAAATTCGCCGGGCCTCCGGCTGAGGAAGTGCTGTGATGCGCGCCACCATCAAGATCACACTGAAAGAACCGATTGTGCTGCGCAGCGCTCAAACCGGCGAGGAAGTGCATCGCATTGCGCAGATTGACTTCCGCGAGCCGCGCGCGGGCGATATGGCCGCCGCGATGGATGCGGGCGGTGCGGGTGGCACTGGCAGCATGATCCTGGCGCTGACCGCAAGCTGTTCCGGCCTGACGCGGGCGCAGGTGGATGATCTATCCATTGATGATTTTTTCGCGATTTCTGAGGTCGCGACCAGTTTTTTGCAGCGTGGCCAGGAGACTGGCCCGAGTGCTGCGAAATCATCTGGGGCACCTTCGGGCTCGCTGCCGGGTGGCAGCGGTGGAGTGCCGCCGAGCTTCGGTTCCTGACGCAACGCGCGGTGGAATGGAACCGCCGCATGAGCGCGAGGTGATTACATAAATGTCGGGCTCCCTCCGACTCTCCATCCTGATCGAAGCGATTGACCGCGCATCGCAGCCGCTCGCGGCCTTGCAGGCGCGGCTTGGTGGCATTGCGGCTGGGATGCTGGCCGTTGGGCAGGCGGCGCAGCGGCTTTCGAATGTGAGTGGCGCCAGCGTGCTGGCCGGTGCGCTGGGCAATGTTGCCGGGCGCGCGCGGGATGCGGCGGGGGCTGTGGCGGGGCTGAGTGCCAAGCTGGCGATCGGCGCGGCGGGTGGTGCGTTTCTGTTCAATCAGCAATTCGTGCGTGGTGCGGCGGATTTTGAACGGTATCGGCTGACGCTGGAAACCGTGATGGGTAGCGCGGAAGCGGCGCAGACCCGGCTGAATGAATTGACAGAATTTGCCAGCCGCACGCCCTTCAATGTTGCGGAAGTGGTGCGCGCTGGTGTGTCACTGCAAACCCTGGGCATCCGGGGTGGCGCCGCCGATGAAGCGTTGCGCGCGGCTGGTGACGCCGCTTCGGTTTTCGGCACCAGCCTGAGCGATGCAATGACCGCGATGGCCGCCGCCAGCCGTGGCGAAATGGACCCGATTGAACGCTTCGGCCTGCAAGCGCGCACCGAAGGCAATAAGATCGTGATGACCTGGGAAGAAGCCGGGAAGCAGATGCGCGCGAGCATTGATAAGAACAATCGCGCAGCCATCGTGGCTGCCACCGCGCGCGCCTGGCGCGGCATTGCAGGTGGCGGCATGGCCAGGCTTTCCGATAGCTGGGATGGCATGCTTTCCAACCTTGGTGATGCCTGGTCGAACTTCGCCCGCTTGGTTGCCGAAAGCGGTCCTTTTGAATTCCTAAAGCAGCAATTGAGAGACATCCTGGCCTGGATTGAACGGGTGCGGGAAGATGGCCGCCTGGACCAATGGGCGCAGCAGATCGGCGCAGGCATCACGCGCGCCTTTGAAGCGGTGCGCCAATTCGTGGTCGGCACGGAAGAAACACCGGGCGCGCTGGAGTGGATTTATGCGATGTTCCAGCGCGTGTCGGCGGTGCTGTCACCGGTGATTGAACGCTTCGGGGGCTTGGAAACGCTGCTGGTCGCCATGGGCGTGCTGCTGGGTGGCCCGCTGATTGCGGCGCTGGTTTCGCTGACCGGCGCCATGACCACCCTTGGCGTGGTGCTGGCGCTGACGCCGGCTGGCTGGTTCGCCATGGCCGCCGCAGGCATGGCGGCGCTGGGTGTCGCGATTTATTCGAATTGGGATGGCATTGTCGTGCTGTTCGGGCGGCTGGGTGACGCCTGGCGCGGCTTCATGAATTCGGAACAGATGCAGGAAGCAAGCCGCATCTTTGGCGTTTTCGCGGATTATCTGGCCGAACGCTTCAATGCTTTGGCGGATGTCTTCACCACTGTGGGCGGCGTCCTGCAAGCCGTGTTGTCCCGCGTGCTTGGCTACTTCCAGCCGGTTATCAATGCAGCAGCTTGGGTGATGGATCGCGTGCCCGGTTTCGGCGGCGGCGGTGCTGCTTCCGCGCCCACGCCGCGCGATGCTGGCCGGGGCAATGGCCTGCGGCGCCAATCCATCTATGGCGATAATGCCCTGCCGGATGGCGCGGGTGGTGGCGTGATGCCGCCTGCCAATGATGTGCGCCTGCAAGCGGGGCTTGATGTGCAAATCCGCGCGCCTGAAGGCTTTGGTGTTTCCGTCACGCAACGCGGCGCTGATGAAGGCATGGCGCTGAATGTGCGGCGCGGAATGTTGGCCACGCCATGAGTGAAGCCCTTACCAGCCTTGCGAGCTTTTCCACGGCGCTGCCTTTCGCTGGCGCCAATCTGCGGCCTGCCGCTTTGCGCGGCCTGCTGTTTTATGTGCAGCGTTCTGAAGACACGTCCACCCGCCGTTGGGTGACGCATGAATTTCCGGGGCGCGATGAACCCTGGCATGAGGATATGGGCGCGAAGACGCGCAGCTTTTCCATCGAAGGTCTGTTGATTGGCCCCGATGTTGTCTTGCAGGCCCGCGCCTTTGCCCGCGCGGCGGCGGATCCGGAAGTGGCCACGCTGCTGCATCCGTGGCTGGGTGGCATGCAGGTGGTGGTGCAGGATTGCCGGTTAAGCCAGGATGTCAATGAAGCCCGCGTGGTGCGGATTTCGCTGCGGGTGGAAAAGGCCGGCACGAAACCTGCGCCGGTCATTGACGCATTCGGCCTTGGCAGTGTGCTGGCCGATGCGGAAGAAGTGCTGACTGCCGCGCAGGCCGCCTATGCCCAATACCGCTACATGCGCGCAGCGGCGGATTTTGTGATTGAAAGCTTCAAGGCCAGCGTGATGGGCATTGCCGGCGCCATTGAAGGCGCGCTGTCCAGCGTGGGTCAAAGCGGGGCGACGGCCGGGAGTGTCGCGGCGCTGTCCACGCTTTCTGATGCCGCCTTGGTTTCGGATGTGGCGGTGCCCCTGGCGCTGGCTGCTGCTGCGCGCGATGTATCCGCCCTTGCTGGCGGGCGCGCGGCGCTCACGCGGGGCGCGGATGCGGCGCCTGTGCCGGCCTTTGAAGCGCTTGGCGCACTGACCACTCAGGAATTGGTCCCGGCGCCCACAGCGCCCGCCACAACGCCTGCGCGCCAGCAATTGGCGGCGGCGAATGAATCGCTGGGCGTGCTGGCAACCACGATGTTCGCCGGTGAATTTGCCCGCGCCGCAGCTGCGGTGCCCTGGGCTTCGCGCGATGATGCGATGGCCGCGCGGGACCGCGTGGCCGATGCGCTGGCGGCGGCGGCGGACCGTGTGGCGGCGCTGGGCTGGGATGCGGTTTGGCAAAGCCTGATCGCGCTGCGCGCTTCCATGGCGACGGATTTGGCGCAGCGCGCGGCACCCCTGCCGCGGATCAAGCGCCTTCAATTGCCAGGGGCGATGCCCAGCACCTTGATCGCATATCGATTGGATGGCGATAAAATTTCCGATGTGTTTGGCCGTGGCGCCGCGCTTTCCGCCCGCAACCACGTGCGCCACCCCGGCTTCGTGCCTGCCGGCAGACCGATTGAGGTGGTGGCATGAGTGCCGCAATTGCCGCGACCGTGGAACTTACCGTGGATGGCCAGACCTATCGCGGCTGGCGTTCCATGAAATGCAGCCTGGGGCTTGATGCGGCGGCGGCGGAAATCAGCATCGAGATGGCGGAACGCTGGGCCGGAGCGGAAGATGCCGCGCAAATCAGGCGCAGCATCCGTCCGGGTGCGGAATTCGCCCTGACGCTTGAAGGCGAAGAAGTGGTGAAGGGCTATCTGGATGCGCTGGATGTCAGCTACGACGCAACGAACCACACGCTGACCGTGCGCGGCCGCGAACGCACCGCTGATTTGGTAGATTGCGCGGCGACGTTGGATGGCCCGTATGAATGGGCCAATGTCGGCCTGGAAGAAGCCGCGCGGCGGATCGCCGAACCCTATGGCATCACGGTGCGGGCGGAAGCGGACCTGGGCAAAGCCTTCCCGCGCTTTTCGATCCAGCCCGGCGAAGCGGCGTGGGAAGCGATTGCCCGCGCGGCACGCGAACGCGCGGTGATTGCGACCGGCGATGGCTTGGGCACGCTGATCCTGACGCGCGCGGGCGAAGGTGGGGAAGCCGCCGGTGCGCTGCGCTTGGGCGGCAAGGATGGCAATATCCTGCGCGCCAATGGCAGCTTTGATGTGGCGGAACGGCATGATGTGGTGGTGGTGCGTGGCCAGGCGCAGGGCGAAACCTCGGCCAGCCAAGGCGAAGCGCGCGCGACTGATGAAGACATTCTCCGCCACCGCCCCAAGGTGATTCTGGCAGAAGCGCAGGGTGAGGGCGTGACCTTCCAGGACCGCGCCACGCATGAAGTGCGGGTGGCTGCTGGGAAGTCTCGGCGCGTGCGCTACACCGTGCCTGGCTGGCGTGGATCCTCGGGCAATCTGTGGCTACCCAATACGAAGGTGTGGGTGGAAGACGCCTTCCTGGAATTGGAACGCGAATTGCTGATTTCCAATGTCAGCTTCAGCCTGACGGAACAGGGCACGGTCACCGAATTGCAGGTGGCGCCGCTTGATGCCTATGCCCTGCTGCCTGAACCCGGCAAGGGCGGCGGCGGCGAAAGCGGGCCATTCGAGACCAAGATCGAAACCCGCGAGAATGATCGTGACGCCTGGAAGCGGGTGGCCGAATGACGCTGGATGAGATGAAGCGCTTCATCGCCCCTTTGCAGCGCCGCGTGATGCTGGCCATTGGGCGCGGCACGCTTGGCCCGGTGAATGATGCGGATGGCCTGCAGCGCAGCCAGGTGAAGCTGCTGGCCGGCGAAGTGCGGGACAATGTGGAGCGGATGCAGCAGTACGGGATTTCCGCCGTGCCGCTGGCGGGCGCTGATGTGCTGGTGGTGTGCGTCGGCGGTAATCGCGACCACCCGGTGATCATCGGCGTGGATGACAGGCGCCACCGCCCAACTGGGCTGCAACCCGGCGATGTCTGCATCTATTCGTATCAGACCGGCCATAAGATCACGCTCAAGGCGGACCGGACGATTGAAATTGAGGGTGATGAAATCACCATCAAAGGGGACACTAAGATCACGCTGGAAGCGCCTTTGGTGGAAGTCACCGGCGCCTTGGATGTGATGGGCGATATCCGCGACAACGCGGCTTCCGGTGGCATGTCCATGAGTGGCATGCGCGCCGATTACAATAGCCACGTGCACGGTGGCAGCCCGGGGCCCAGCCCGGCGATGGCGCCATGATCGCGCTGGAATGGAACGGCACTGTGGGTGCGGCGGATTTGGCGCTGGCCGAAACCGGCGCGCTGGCGAAGGATGACGCGCTGCAAACCGCAGTGGTGCTTTCCCTGTTCACGGATGCGCGCGCGCGGCCTGATGATGGTGCTGAGGGTGATCGGCGCGGCTGGCTGGGTGATGCCTTTGCCCCGGAAGACCGCTACGGGTCGCGGCTGTGGCTGCTGAAGCGCGAAAAGCACACGGAAGAAACCCGCCGCCGCGCTGAGGATTACGCGAATGAGGCTTTGGCCTGGTTGGTGGATGCGGCGCTGGCCACCGATGTGGCGGTGACCGCCGAATGGGTGGCGCGCGGCGTGCTGGGCCTTGCGGTGCGCATCGCGACCCCGGGCGGCATTGAAACCAGCCAATTCACGATGAGGCTCTGATCATGCCCTTTGCCCGCCCTTCGCCCGCCGAAATTCGCAACCGCATGGGCGCCGAAATTGCGGTGGCGCTGCCCGGTGCGGATGCGCGGCTGCGGCGTTCCATTGAAGAAGTGCTGGTGCGCGCCTTCGCCATCGCATCCCACGAATTGCACGGCTACATCGAATGGGCATCGCTGCAAATCCTGCCGGATACGGCGGAAGATGAAGTGCTGGCGCGGCACGCCGCCATTTGGGGCATTACGCGCATCGCCGCGACCACGGCGATCGGCGCGGTGACCTTTACCGGCACGGCGGGCGCGGTGGTGCCGGCGAATACGGAACTGCGGCGCGGCGATGATGCGCGGTTTCTGCTGGCCGCTGATGTGACCATTGGCGGCGGCGGCACTGGCACGGGGAATGTTGCCGCGCGCGTGGCGGGTGTGGCGGGCAATAGCCAGGCCGGGATCAGCCTGGCGCTGGTGGCGCCGGTGGCGGGCATTGCGCCCAGCGCGACCGTGGCGGCGGGTGGCCTTGCCGCTGGCGCCGATGCGGAAAGCGATGCAGGGCTGCGCGCGCGGCTGTTGCAGCGCATTCAGACACCGCCTGCCGGTGGTGCCAGCAATGATTATGTGACCTGGACGCTGGCTGTCGCGGGTGTGGAGCGCGTTTGGGTTTATCCGAATTGGCTGGGCGCGGGGACGGTTGGCGTGGCCTTTGTCACCACCGGCGGCGCGATCCCTGGCGGGCCTTTGGTGGCGGCGGTGCAGGCTGCGCTTGATCTGCGCCGGCCTGTGACCGCTGCGGTCACGGTCTTTGCCCCTGCCACCCAGGCGGTGGCGCTGACGATTGACCTGTCGGTGGATACGGCTGCCATCCGCGCGGCGGTGTTGGCCGAACTGACTGATTTCTTCGCGCGGGAAGCGGCACCAGGTGGCGTGATCCGTGTATCGCGCATGTCTGCCGCCATCAGCGGTGCGCTTGGGGAAGTGGCGCATCTGCTGGTGGCACCCACCGCCGATGTCATCCTGCCTGCCGGCACAATCGCGGTGCTCGGCACTGTGACTTGGGTCTGATCCATGGACAGCAGCGCCTATCTTTCGCAACTAATCGGGCTGCTGCCGCCAGGCGATGCGCTGGCGCGGGAACCTGGTTCTGTTCTGGAACGGCTGCTTTCTGTGCCGGCGGCGGAATTGGCGCGCGTGGATGGCCGGGTGGAAGCGCTGCTGCTGGAAAGTGACCCGGCACGCACCACTGAAATGCTGGCAGATTGGGAACGCGCGCTGGGCCTGCCGGACGAATGCTACCCGAATTTTCAATTCAGCCGCGCCAGCCGCGCATGGTACTTCGATGGCGCGGGCGTGTTGCGCGAAGCGGCGGTGGATGAACCGCGTTATCTGTACGACGCGCTGGGCCAGCGCACCGAAGCGGTGTTGGTGGAAGCGGCGGCGACCAATTCTGTGGCGAATGCGCGCGCTGGTGGCGCGGTGGTGGGCACGCCCGGCACGCTGCCGACCGGCTTCACCGTATCTGGCGCGCCGCTGGCCCTGGCGGAAATCACCTTCGTTGGCGCGGAGGATGGCCTGCCCTGTGTCGAGCTACGCATCGCGGGCACGCTGGGTGCGGCGGGCGATCTGGATATTGCCTTCACGACCACCACCGCGACGCCGGCGCTGCTGAATGATGTCTTCACCGGCAGCTTCTTCTGGCGCCTGATCAGCGGCACCACGCCCACCAATTGGCGCATGCGGTTCGAAGAATATGCCAGCGGCGGCGCCTTGCTGGTGGGCAGCCAGGTTGATCTTTTGCCGGCGACGAATGCCGCGCTGCGCGGGCAGCGCGCCAGCAGCGCCTACACGGTGGGCAATGCGTCCGCCGCTTTCCTGCGCCACGTGATGCGGCTGCGCTTTGCCGCAGGTGCGGTGAATGTCACGCTGCGCCTGGCTGTGCCGCAATTGGAACGCGGTTCGGTCGCGACCAGCCCCATCCTGAACCCTGTGGGCGCGCCGGCTGCCATCACCCGCGCGGCGGACCAGCTTTTCATCGCGACCACGCAGGAACGCCGGCAGCGCATTCTAGCGCGGCTGATTGAACGGTTCGAGCCCACCCCTGCCGCCATCATCGGCTTGGCCTCGCGGTTGGGCAGTACCGTCACGCTGACTGAATTCCGCCCGAATGATTGTGAGGATGACTGCGAATTCGCCGTGCGTGATGAGCCCTGGGCGCATGCCTTCCAGGTGGCGGGTGGCGCGCAGCAGGTGGTGGAATTCACCTGCGAAGACACTTCCGAAACGCCGCTCAGCCAATGGCGGACCGGCGCTTATGAATGCGCGATCCGGCGCTTTGCGCCGGCGCATACCGTCCCGATTTTCACCTATGCATAAAGGAACCGCCTATGCAGCGCGTTAACCGATCTTCCGCCGTACCCAGCCTGCCAGCAGCGCCGGCAGGCGGCACGCCTGGTTATTTCACCGGGGGTAATCCGGGCCTAGGCCAAGCCGCTACGGTGCCTGGCTTCGAATGGTTCAATGGCGTCCAGGAAGAATTGATCGGCATGTTGACCCGCGCTGGCATCACGCCCGCGCAGGGGGATTTGACGCAGCTGCGCCAATCGCTGGATCGGCTTTATGGGGGCGGCCTGGTGAGCTATGCGGCCAATGCCACGCTGACGCCTGCTGATGCTGGCCTGGTGCTGGTGGATGCCTCCGGCGGCGCGCGTACCATCATCCTGCCGGCTGCGTCCGCCATGAATGCGCGGCCCATTCCTATCCGCGTGGTGAAGACCGATTCCTCAGTCAATACCGTCACTGTGGAACGCGCGGGTGCCGACCTGATCGAAGGGATGACAGCCCTTATATTGACAGGTCAATTTGCCACCGCAGCGCTGATTTCGAACGGCAGCAATCTTTGGCACAACGCAGTGCCTGCGCCTGCTTTGATTGGATCGATCACCTTTTTTGCGGCCACGGCAGCCCCTTCGGGTTGGGTTAAGGCGAATGGTGCGCTTTTGCAGCGGTCCACTTTTGCAAATTTATGGACCTTTGCGCAGGCGTCCGGAAATCTAGTCAGCGACGCGGCGTGGTTGGCGGCCAATGGGCCGACCGGCGCGTTCAGCACTGGTAATGGCACCACCACATTTCGTATTCCGGATTTACGTGGCGAGTTTCTGCGCGGATGGGATGACGGACGCGGTGTGGATGTAAGCCGCGGCATTGGTGGCTGGCAGAGTGATGCGTTCCAGGGCCATTATCACTCACTGACATATCCGAATACGGGCGCTATAGGCGGCTCGCTGACCATTGGGCTCTCGACGAACGCCAACACGAACATCCTGAGCAACGTGGCTCAGGCGCCGATCACCGATGGCAGCAACGGCACGCCGCGCACAGCCAGTGAGACGCGACCGCGTAACGTCGCGCTTCTGGCCTGCATCAAGTTTTGAGAGGGGACGCGATCATGCAGATTTTTCATTATCACCCGCTGACAAGACAGCTGCTCGGCACTTCCTTGGCTGATCCGTCGCCCTTCGGAGACGGGTTTCTGGTGCCTGCCTTTGCCACGCTGATTGAGCCGCCTGAGCCCGCTGCCGGCCAGAGGGTGGTTTGGCAGGAAAGCCAGTGGCTTCTGGAGGATGCGCCGGTAGCGCCACCCGAACCTGATGAGCCGCCCCTGCCACCACCGCCACCCATCGATGTCAGCTTCTGGCAATTCATGATGGCCGCCTGGAAGCTGAATTTCATCACGCATGCGGATGCGCTGGCCGCTGTGCGCCAACGCATCATGCCGCCCGCCTTTGCGGATGCCATCGCCGATCTGCCCGCCGAGGCCAAGCTGGAAGCGGAACTGAAATTCGCCGACATCACGCGCATGCTGCGGTCAGACCCGCTGTTTGCCCTGGTGGTGGAAGCGAATATCGCCACCGATGAACAGATTGACGGCGTTTTCGCCGTCGCCGCCACCATCGCCTGAGGAAAGGGACAAACCATGCCTGCCTTCAATAAATTCCACAGCTTTGTGGCCGCGCGCAATAACGGGGTGCATAACCTGGGCGCCCACGCGCTCAAGGTGATGTTCACCAATGTGGCGCCGGTCGCGTCCAACACGGTCCGCGCGAATTTGACCGAAATCGCGGCGGGCAACGGCTACCCAGCCGGTGGCCTGACCGTGGTGGTGACCGCTTCCGGGCAAACCGCCGGCATCTATAAGTTGGAAGTGGATGACATTGTGCTGACGCCCACGGGGCCGATCGGCCCGTGGCGCTACGTGGTGCTGTATAACGACACCCCGACATCGCCGGCTGATCCGCTGATAGGGTGGTGGGATTATGGCGCATCCATCACGCCTGGCGTGGGTGAGCCCTTCACGATTGATTTCAGCGCGGTGAATGGCGCGCTTCAGGATAGCTGAGATGGACGCCCTTATCGCCAAGCTGCGCCTGGTGCTGGCCGAATTGGGCCGGCCCGGCGCCCAGCGAGACAATTGGTTTGTTTGGGCCGCAGGGCAGACAGCGCATGCCATGATTGGTGCCGTGCTTGCTGGGGCGCTGCTGTTCTTTGTGCCGCCGATCTGGGCCTTCATGGCCGCCGCGCTGGGCTATGCGCTGCTGAAGGAAGTGCCTGACTTTCTTCAGGACCGCACCTGGGCCAATGCGCGCGATTGCACACAGGATGCGCTTTTCGTCGCGGCAGGCGCTGCTTTGGCGGTGGCCATTCGTGGCGACCACGAACGGCTGTTCATCGTGGCGGTATTGGCGGCGGTGATTGGGCTGGCTTTGGGGGTTTGGGCGCGCTTGGCGCGGGGGGTAGGGCAATGAGTGAGATGCAGTATCGCGATGTTTTAGTGCCGGATGCGCGTGAAGTTGTGATGAATTCCGAAGCTTGGGGGGCCATAGTGCTCATCGCCGGTGGCGACATCCCCGCTACCGACTTGGACCTGCCGGACCCTATTGGCCATGTGCCGGGAAGCGCGATCCGGAGTATGTGCATCACGCTGCGCGATGCATTGTCGCCCAGCAGCCTGATCAAGGCGCTGCCCACGGGCAGCCCTGCGGCTTACGCAAGGTTTGCTGGCCAGGCAGCAGTGTTGGTGGCGGCAGGGATTTTTACGCAGGAAATTGCGGATGTCCTGCTGGCCCTGGCTGAACGACCGGCAGGGGACACTCCGCTGACCGTGCGGCTGGTGAAGGGCCATGTGATACCGCGCACAGGCCTGGTGGTGCTGAATACCGGCGATTATCGGCTGGATGCGCTGGTGGAATGCGCGCAGGCGGATGCGCCCCATGTGAGTTATGGCGCGTTCCTGGCGTCCGTAATTGTGGAGGCCAGCGCATGACAGCGGCAGTTCAGCAAATTTTCAACGGTAGCTTGATGCAGCAGGAAATTGGCGCGGCGTATGATGCCACGAAGATCAATCGCGGAAAGCATACCGGCCAATTCAATCTTGGTCCGGGGCAGGTGGATAAATTTGTGGGCCCGGCGCCGCTGGGCGTGGCGAATTTCGGCGAAAGCAGTCTGGCCATTGTTTCGTCTTTCGTCCATCCGGTGAAGATTACCGATGATCTTTTCTGGGTCTTCGGCGCAGATGGTTCAAACCCCGCTGCCACGCGGCGCGTCCAGCTTTGGACCTGGGTGCCTTCGACCAATACGTACACATTTGTCGGCGCGGTGACGCTCAGTTTTCCGGTCACAGGCAATATCACGGTGCGCGGCTTCCGCGCGATTTTGGAGCATTATTCCACCGGCACGGTAAGCGTGGCAGGCACGGCAGTGACCGGCGTCGGCACCGCGTTCACCACCCAATGTGTGGGTTCGCGCATCGGGTTTGGGTCCACGGACCCCAGCCAGATTACGCAGTGGTTCCCCATCAGCGCCATCGGCAGCGATACGGGCATCACGCTTGGCGCGGCGGCAGGCACCATCGCGGCCGGTGCGCCCTTCGTCATTCAAGACCTCATGATTGTGCAGGCGGTGACCAATGCCACGGTGACCAATGGCGGGCTGTTTCTCACGAAGGGGTTGCGGTTTGAAGATTTCCAAAACCCGGCGCTTTCCATTCCCGCCGCGACGACCGTGGACAAAATCAAGGCGACGTATTGGCTGCGCGATGCCGCCACAATCACCAATGACGTGATCGGCGGCTGCGCGCTAGGTGACCGGGATAGCTGGACACAGCAGTATGTTTTTTGCACGGAAGGCGCGGCTTCATCGCTACAGCTATACCGGTATAACATCCGCGCGCCTTTAACGCCGGTGGCAGGCGCCTTCACGCTGACCGGCACGGATATTGTTATCACCGGCGCGCAGACGGTCACCGGCACGATTTCCCAATTGAACAATGGGCGCGTGGGGACGTTGCAGCACGGCCCAGGCGCCGGTGTGCCGTGCATTTATCTTTTCACGTCCACCCGCATCCTGCGAGTGCCGTTGGCCAATGTGTTGGCAGGCAGCACCACCTTCGTCGCGGACAGCATGGCGGAAGTGGTGCCGGGGGGTGCGAATACGCAAATTGCAGCCGGCACTTTTGTCGGGCTGGATATCGCGGGCTCGCTCGATAAGTTGGTCATAATTGGCCCTTCCAACAGCGGCATCATCTATGTCACCGATTATTATACAGGTGGTCAGCAGTTAGACCGGCGCGCGGGCGCGCTGACGATGCACTTGCCATCCGCGCTGCGCGATACGGATTTGCCGATTTACGTCCATAGTGTCGGCAACAATGCGCCGTTCGTGTGGGTTGAGGATGGATGGCTTTTCTACATCTACAGCGTGGGCACCACAACAAATGTGAACGCGCTGACGGTCTATCCCCTGGCCGCCGATGCTGATTTTCAGGCCGATGTGTCCAACCGCGTGATCCTTCCGCAGATTACCTTGGGCGCGGCGGCGGCGCGGTTTTATCGCGTGCTGGTCAATGCCGCGCAGAATATCGGGGATTGGGCCATGGGCGTGGCACCCGATGCGTATCGCGTCCAGGTGCGGACCAGCGGCATAGCGGATAATTCCGGCGCTTGGGTGGATGTGCCTGCGGATGGTGATCTCTCGGGCGTGTCCAGCGCGGCCAGCATCCAATTCGGCCTGTTGTTCCGCACGGCGGGGGTGATCATGCTGCCTGCGCGCATCCTTTCGCTGGCGGTGCTGTATGAAAGGGCGGATGC